GTCAGCGATCTGGAACGTAAGCCCCATGTAGCCACCGTTCGCAAGTGTAGCCACAGCGCAGCGCACCGCCTTGGCGCTCAATGCTAACGGCGAGTCAACCTGCGTGACTACGTTTGTTCCTGCGGTGCTTGCATCGGAGCGCCACCAAGCTGGACGGGTGCCGTCTGCCGTCAGCTGATCAAACGAACTGTTCGGCAAGAGGTTGTCGCCACCCATGCTGCCGACACTGTTATTCAACTGGGTGAGCTGACCGCTAACGCTCGTCAAACCGGTTTCAGTCTGGGTTACGCGCGCGGTCAGCGCTGTGGTTGCCGCTGCCTGAGTACTGATATCAGCTGCCGATACCTGTCCGTTATCTTTCCATCCGGTAGCAACGGTAGAGATTTCAGCCTGAGCTCTATCCACTTCAACAAAACCTGCCGTCTGCGCACTGGCGCGCACTCGGAAATAGAGCTGTGCTTTTGTCGTTGCGGCTGGAAGCGCAGTCGAGGTCAGCGTCACTCTCTGCCACGAGCCAGTAAGAACCACTAGGTTTCCGGTAACAGTCGCGATGCCTGTATTCCCGGAGTTCCGGGCCTGAATCAGCAGAACCACGGCGAGCCCGGCAGTCCCTCTCACGTAAGCCGAATAGGTCATCACCTGACCTTCAGATACTGAGACCGCTTTTGTGGCGATCGGCGTTAAGTCGGTGTAGAGCGTGGCAGGACTGTTCGACAAGCCAGATATGTCGATTCGCTGGGCGAGACCAGCCGGGTCAAGCGCCGAAGCGACCAAGCTAGGCGTAGCGGTAACCCCTGCAGTGGAACTGATCAGCCAGCCATCCGCGGTGGTGGCTGGCGAGGTGACCCGATCAAAAGACGGGTTAAAGATCAGGTTCTCGCCGCCCACGCTCGACAGATTCGAGGTGATGTTGGTGATCGCATTCCCGGCCGCCGTCAGGTCAGTCCCCTGCTGAGTAACCGTGTTGCTCAGCGCCTGGACAGTTGCAGCCTCGGCTTTGGTCGCCACCTGCGCCAAAGCGCTTGCAGCCGCCGCAGCCGCATCCGACGCCGCCTTGTCTGTAACTGCCGCCCACGCGCTCCCTGTCCAGCGTTTCGGGGTATTCGCGTTGCCAGTGATGTCGATCCACAGGTTCTGCGCCAACTGATCGGCAGCGGCCGGCGCCGCCGACTGAACGATGACCTTGCCCTTCCCGCCTGCCAGCGTGTTCGCCGCGTTCGCAGCGTTCTGTGCTGCCGTGACGTTCTGGTTTGTGGTTGTCAGGCTGCTGTTCAGACCGGTGATCGCCGTGCCTTGGCTGCTGAGGGTGCCCTCCGCGGTCGTGACCCGGGTCGTCAGGCTCTGGACAGCAGTGGACGACGCTTTGCCATCCAGCGAGGTTTGCAGGCCGGTGATCTGGTTCGCCTGCGCGGTGTTCACGCCCTCGATGCTGGTGATCTTGGTTTCAGCGGTGGTGACGCGCGCGGCTAGGCCGTTCGCTGTCTGCACCGCCTGGCCAACGTTCAGCCAGTAGGTGGCGTTCGGCGGTGCCGTGTTTTTCGGTACGTTCTGGGTCGCCTGATAGATGATCCCGTCAGCGCCGAGCACGCCCTGCCCGGCCGTGTATGTCTGGTCGGCCTTGTAAGGCATCGAGTCAGCCAGATCCGCAATCTGATCGATCTGTGCTTGAAGCTCGTTCTGCACTTCGGTCACGGTGTTGCTGACGCCGGTGATCTGGTCGCCCAGGTCGGTCCTTACCTGGTCAAGGCGTTCATTAACCGAACCCGGGCCGTCACCGCCGATCTTGCCGATCTCCGACAGCAACTCCTGACCCAGTTGGCTTTCGGTGATCTCACCGACCAGATAGTCGAGGATGTCATCAGCATCGGAGCTCGCCTGACCGTTTACGAAGCCGGGAGCGGTCGGGAACCATGGACCGACGTTGCCGGTGCGGTCGACGAGGCGCGCCCAAAAGAAGAACGATTGCCCTGCCTTCAGGCCCTGCATGGTGTAGTCGGATTGTGGATACGCCAAATCCGCCAGCTTGGTTGCGCTGTCGAGCTGCGGCGCCTCGCTGTACCAGAGCTCGGTACGCTGGGTGTCTTCAGCACCTGGTGGGAAAGTCCACTTGATGCCGATACCAAAGATCAGGCTTTCGGTGGTCAGCGACGTGATTGCGGGTGGCAAACCTTCCTTGCCGTTCAGCAGCGTTGGTTCGGAATACGCCCATAGGGACGAGTTGCCATTTACGCCAACAGCCGAAACCCGAGCCGTATAGGTGCCAGTGTAGATGCCCGACACCTCGATCGATGAGGTGTAAGTGATACCGGCATAGACCCAGTCGCCCGAATCCTTCTTCCACCAGACCTGATAGCTCTGTGCGCTGCGTGCAGGCTCCCACGTAATGCGCATAGTTGCGACAGTCAGGCCCTGCTTCACGGCCTCATAGGTCGAAAGTTGGATGTTAGTGGGCATTGCCTGCACCGCACCAGGAAGTGTGGTGGTTGGAGGCGTTACGATCTGGGCGCCGCTGTCGATGGCGGCAAATTTGCTCGCGTTGTGCTGAACCGCGACCACGTCGTATTGAAGCTTGTCGTCACCGAAGTTCTCGGTGATGGTCAGGATGCGATAGGTTTCAGGCACGACCTCTGTGGTTTCGATCGCGTAGACCGACTCGGTTACTGGAGCCGCGCTGAAGCTTTCGGTGACGGTGATCACGCGCCCAGCAACGGTTTTGATGATGCGAGTCTGAGCTGTACCGTTCGGCTGGATGACGACCAGGGTGTCGCCGGCGGCGACGGTCAGGTCATCGTCAACGGTGACGCTGTTCGTGGTCGAGGCCTTGACTCGGCCGCCGATGGGCTTGCCCGCGTAGTGCTGGTCTGCAACACGGATGATCTGACCTGGGCGCGCGAGCACTCCATCCAGCCCGACACTGAACTGAATGGTGCCGGTTTCCAACTGGTTGGTCAGCAACGTGTAATGACCGAGACGCTGGGCCTGGCCTTGCGACACGCAGCCGAACGCCGTGATTTCAGTTTCGCGAATGCCGTAACGAGCGATGGCCTTGGTGTTAGGCACATACTCGACTTTCTGCGCACCGAAGTCATCGCGGTCAGTCCAGCTGACTTTGGCAACGCTGAAACGAGTGGAGCCGGACGAGCCTGGGCGGCTGAAATAGCCTTCGATAACGTTGGCATTGGTGTAGGTGTACACCGGGTCGTTTGGCATATCGGCGGACGCGACTACTTCGCTCCCAGCGTAATAGGCCATGCCGCGAAAGATGCTGGCCAGATCTTGCAGTACCTGGAGCGCATCGGCTCGCGACTGCAAATACAGATTGCAGGTGAACCGAGGCTCCTGCCCGCCCTTGCCATCCGAGACCATCGCATCGCAATACTGCGCGATCTGGTAAAGCTCCCACTTGTCGACGTTGTCGCTGCTGATGAAGCGGCCCAGACCGTAACGATCATTGATGATTATGTCGCGGTAGATCCATGCCGGATTGTCGGTCCACGCCAGCTTGAACGTGCCATCCCAAGTTCCCGAATAGGTGCGCAACTCAGGGGTGTAGTTGCTCGGCACCTGGATGATGCGGCCCTTGATGCGGAAAGCGCGCTCAGGAATGTTCGAAAACTGGCTCGCATCGATCTTGATCCCAACCAAAGCGGTGTAGGGATATTGCAGCTTGGCGTCGATGACTTCGGTGTAGCTGACGACCGTGGTGGTGTCGCCGATTTTGGCATCGGTGTAGTCAGGCGTGGTGCGGCGGACGCGGATAGACCAACCTTCTTCAGCCGCCGGAAGATCAATGCGGTGCGAGCGCTGATAACCGGTGGTGGTTTTGCCGTTGAACGCAGTGGCGATGATCGGCACGTAGTCGGAGCCGTCCGTAGAAAGCTCGACGACGTAGTTCACGGTGAACCCATCGGTGTCGCCCTCGCTGTTCTGCTGATACAGGGCGGACGCCCCAAGGCGCAGACGAACACCAGACAACTGCAGGTTACTCAGGCTCTGGGTCCATGGCTGGAATGCCTTCAGCTCGACGCCGACCGCGTGCTCGGTCTCTACAGACGGAAAGCCAGTGATGTAATCCTGATCGTGCTCGCCGAACCGCTGCTCCCAGGTCACGCCGGTGAAATTCATGGAGCCGTCGGTGCCTTGAATCGGTGTCTCGTCCAGATAAATGGACCGAGCGCCGTTGACCAAGCCTACGATCGGCCCCTCACTGATGGCGTCCAAGATGTTCGCGTAACTGGTGTTGATCAGGCTGTCTGGGCTTTCTACGGGCGTGTGGCTGCTTTCGCTGCCTTTGGAGCCGCGAACGATGGTGTCGGTCATTGGAAAGCCCTTACTGTTCGTCTTCGGCGACGATGCCCAGTGAAATCATGGCGGAACCCACGGTCATCTCGCCGTAGCACAGCGGTACCGGGTTGCCTTGGGTGACGGTGTTCTTGATGCCTGAAAAGTTGTATGAGGGCCGGTTATCAGCCGCCTCAGTGCTATCGATACCGGTTTGGGTACCGGTGATCATCTGGGCTACCCCGCCCAGAGCCAGAGATATACCAACAGCGCCCACGGCCCCCCAAGCAGCACTACCTGCGAACAACCCGCTGCCCGCTGCGCCCCCGCCAGCCAGGCCACCGGAGAAGTAACTTGCAACGGCAATCAGCACAACCCCGATAACAGTCTGCAGACCACCGCCGTTTTTGCTTCCCTGCACGACCGGCGCGATGCGAATTTCATTGTGGCTTGGTGGATCACCAAGCTGATCCTTGCTCAAGTTGCGCTTTCCGTAAAATACGGCGAACGCCAAGCCTCTCGCTTTCGATTCGATCAGGAATTGGTTGAAGCCAGGAAAGAGAACACCCAACGCGCGAACAGCTTCGGCTGCGGATTTGACGGCCAAACCATGCTTTTTGCCAAATCTTTTACCTAGCTCGCCATGAAGCCGAATGGTGCGGATTCGCTCAGACATCTTTTTCTCCAGGCGTAAAAAAACCCGCCTTAGCGGGTTTGGATTAGTAAGCTGTTGGGGTCAGATAAAATCCTCCCCCATCTAGCGAGATTCGGCGCCGAATAATTTCGCCGGCTTTAACTTCAATCTCCGACTCGTGCATCGTCCCGGAGAACATGGTGCTTGGCTTGATGCCAAGGATGTGCCTGCCCGGCGCGAGTCCGAATGTCGCAACCTCCCCGGAAGCGAATTCGGCGGCCAAAGATCCATCGATATATACGCTGTAGTTAACGCCAGAACCAAAGGCTCCGCTGTCTCGTGTGACGATCAGCTTAGACTCTCGTTGCTGGGAGAACCCATGCAGCCTCTTTGCCGGAACCGGATCAGCTGCCTCCGGAGATATCGGGGAGGTTGAGCACCCCGCCAGCAGGGCAACTGCAAGCGCCCCAATCAAAATTCGCATGATGATCCCTCATTGTGGTTTGGCCGAACTCTACCACCAGCAATGGGACATACGAAACGCCAGCACGAAAGCCCCGCCTAGGCGGGGTGCTTCGTTGATCTTCGCGTTAGGCTGCGTCGAGGCCGAGCGTCAATTGCAACTGCTCTCGCCAGTGATCGACGTCATGTACCAGTCGTGGCTTGGCGTAACGGAACCTAGCTAGCGCGCTCCCGCTGAGGCTCGCAACTTGCTCCGCGTCACTGAGAGCTCGGCATGCGCGCTCGAACTGTTGCATTTCGTTCAGATCGCCGTGGAGAAGTGCATCAATGTGGATGTCGGCCCAGACCGCGAAGTCTGGCGACATCCATCGGGCGAAACCGACAGCCAGTTTCGGGTGCAGCCACGTGCCACCGTTACGGCCGCGCACAGCGCGGATCAAATCCCCCTTTTCAGGGGTATTTAAATGCCGGGCAAGTGCCGCTATGTAATCTTGCGTTTCTTGGGTGCTGATCCACTTGTCCAGCCTTTTCCCTGCCCGCTTGGCTATTTCGGTTGCATTGAGCCAGCCATCGCTATTGAAGCGAATGGCCTGACCTTCGTAGTGGAAAGGGATGATCGCTGAATTCATGCCGTCTTCCTCAACTCAACTGATGCCGCCGCTGTAGGACTGAAGCCATCCAGCGGCATCAGGTTTTTCTCGTTGACCGAATAGCGCTTGCCCTCAACTAGGATCAGCCAGTTTTCTTCGACCTTGCGGATAAGGTGGCCGGAGCGGCCAATCAGATTGGCACGCTCCGGGCTGAGAGTAAGGGCTCGCCCGCCAGATTTGTGGATGAAGTTCATGCTGCATCCTCCAGCTTGACCGCATACCGGTTTGGCTCCGTGAAAAGCACATTCATGCCGCTGACCCAAGATTGGAACTCCCGAAGCTTGGCACGATATGTTTTCAGCTCGCAGAGTGCGCCTTCAACCTCGTAGCCGTTGCTTTCCAGTTCCCACAAGATTTCCTCACAAGGCGTCCCCTCGCCACGGATGTCCCGCAGGTCTTCCAGCATCACATCCAGCCAAGGGCGTTCGCCGGCCTTCTCGATCAGCATGCCCGGACGGCGCCGCGCCAGTTCTTCAACCGGGAAGCTGATATTCAGTCGGTCAGATTTCTTTTCATGCGGAAGGTATTCACCTTCAATCGCGTAGCTAGCGACGAAATTGCACGCCGCCTCCATCTGGTCACCGGAGATCAGCTCGATGCGCGAAACGTCAAAACGCGCATGCAAAGCCGAATGCAGTTTTGCGCCAGCACTCCGCTGATGTTTTGCATCCATCTTCGCCACGCGGCAACGAATTACGTTGCTGAGCGTTTGAGCACCGTATTGGCCGATAATGGCTTGCACCAGCGGCTGCATCTGGCCGCGCTCATCCTCATAGCGACCGTGCTTGCGGATAGTCGGGAGAACTTCTGCAGTGATCCACTTCTTGAAGCGTTTGGCTTCGGCCTTGCGACTTTTGAAAATTAGCGCATAAAGACCGGACTCATTCACCACCAGCATTTCTTGGGCGCCGGATGGGGTATTGACAGTGGCAATACCCTTCTCGTCTTCGTCCAGGCCATCGGTGTCACGATCAGCGCGACCGTTCACGGCAAGCGACACATTGCCAATCGCCAAGGACGCGCATACATCTGCAGCGACGAACCAAGGCTGGTCATCAATCAGCAGCGTGCGGACCTGCTGCTTGCCAAAATTGAAAGGGATTACGTTTGTGCTATGATCGCCCATGACGATTTCTTCTCCGAAGTTGATCTCGTTTCCCGAAGCCTCAGTGTTCCCGCACTGGGGCTTCTTTGTTTTCAGGCTATTGCCTGGTCCTGCCGCGCCTTTTCCGCCATTAAGCGAAAAATAATCTCCGCCGTTTGAGAGCGACAGTTTTTCTGTGCCTGATTTTCTACCCACTGCTTTAGCTCCTCCGGAAGTCTTAGGTTGAACTGAGGATCTTTACGCGCCATCTGATAAACCTCCCTATGCATCACCGTTGTTTACGACCCAAATGTATAACGGTGATGCATTGTCGTCAATACCACGGTGATGCATTCTCTGTGGTGCATTTAAAGCACCTCAGAGAAGCTCATGTCGCGCACCGATCCGCAATTCAACCTCCGCATCCCAGAATCCCTGAGGGATCTGGTGACGGCTTTCGCTAAGCGAAATAAGCGGTCTGCCACCGCAGAAATTCTTGATCGGCTGGAAAAAAGTTTTACCGAAACCGACGAGATAGGTATCAGCGACCTCGATAGGATTAATCCAGAAAGCCGTTGGTATGTCGCAGACACAGATGCACCGCAAGTCACGACTCGCGTTTCTAAGGAAAAATTGCTGGCCTCAGCTGATGCTGACAAGCCCGTAACGAAGCGGGATATCGATCAAGCCGTGATGGAAGCCATGATGCGAGCACTCGATATGCTGGACACGAGAGCGGGTGAACGGTTACCTGATCAGCCGACTAAAGGGCCAAAGCCTCGCAAGCGCTACCCGAAGGAATAGATCAACCGTTTCCTAATCACCGAAAGGACTGTCGATGCGTAAATTACGATGCTACGAAGTTGCAGGACTCAGCGTCAGCGAGATCCTCAGCGAGTTTAATGAGCGGGCAGACGAGTTCGGAGTGACAGAGGAAAACCTCGTTTCAGTAAGTGTCACCGAACCGAAGTCCCCTCTCAAGATTCTGGATGGAGACAAAATTCGGGATACCCGAGTCCAGGTCACGATCGTTTACTGGAGTAACCGTTAATCCCCTCCCCAAAGCCCGGCCCGCCTGGGCTTTTTCATATCCCTCTCGGCTTACTCACAAGCGGTAACTTGTAATCGCTTGCGCAATGCACCTTTTTTGGTACACTTAGCGCATGAGCCAAAGCCCACCGACGTTGAGCGTTAGATTTTTCTGCACGGACGCAGGCAATGAGCCTGTGCGAGAGTGGCTTGCCGATTTGGCGCGTGAAGATCGCAAATCAGTGGGAACAGATATCAAAACTGTTCAGATTGGCTGGCCCATCGGGATGCCGGTGGTCCGCAAAATGGGGAATGACCTCTGGGAGGTTAGAACCCATCTGAAGGACACCATTGCGAGAGTGCTCTTCACAGTTGAAGGTAGCACCATGGTTCTGCTTCATGGCTTCATCAAGAAAAGCGACAAAACCCCAGCGTCTGACTTGGAAACAGCCAAGAAACGCAAAGCGGCACTAAAGAGGAAAAGGTAATGAACCAGCACATCGGCTCCGATTTCGACGACTTCCTTGTAGAGCAAGGACTTGCGGAAGAGGTTTCTGCCGCCGCTTTGAAGCGCGTGATTGCTTGGCAAATTGCAGAAACCATGAAAGCTCAGCGCGTGACCAAAAAAGCGCTTGCTGAGCGCATGCATACTAGCCGCACAGCGGTAGATCGCGCATTGGATCAAAACGATCCAGGTATGACGTTGGCCACGCTTGCCAGTGCAGCCAGGGCGCTCGGCCAGCGAGTTGAGGTCAGACTTATTCCCGAAGAAGAAGCTGCCTACGCCTGACCCCATACAACTCAAAGCCTGCATCTGCGGGCTTTTTCATGCCTGTCTGCCCATCCAGTGTGGACAAACGATCAGTAACAGAGCTGACACACGGCGTAGTAGCTTTTGGCCTCCAACGAACCGCCTCGGTCCGTTGCCTGCAAGCCCATGGACCGGGGTAATGTGACCTAGGAGGTCGATGTGAGTAGTCAAGCAACAGTGGAGCAGCGCCTTGCTGAGATGGAGCAAGCATTGCGGACCAGCATCAGTTTCAACTTGAATGCGGCGGCAGTGATCGGTCGTCGTATCGCTTATGGCAACCAGGCCTTAGCAGATGCAATCGCACAGGACCTGAAGGACTTGAAGCACGAAACAATGGAGGGTGTGGATAAGGGGCTCCACGACCATTACGTCGACACCCTTAGCACCATGATCACCGGCAAAGCTTAAATCCCGCAGCATACAACTGGCCGGTCACATGGCTCTGCTTCAATACGACGCCCCAGTGATCGGCCAGCTTTGGAATGCTGCTGCCTGAAGTTGTCGATTTTTCAGCCTGTTTCATACTGTTCTCCTGCGGCGTCGCCGCTCACTGATTTGCGTCTTTGTGCCTGAGGATCAGACGTGTGGCTTCGGTCCAATACCCGCCGTATACATCACGCTTCGAGTCACGGCCGTACAGGTGATGCAGGATCGAACCCGGCACCGGATGATGATCAGGCTCGGTCTTGAGCATGCCATCTGCAAGGTAGATGCCTGCGTGATTCGGGACTGGTGAGCGAACCTGCATCAGGATCAAATCGCCTTGATGCAGGTCTGTCGGCCCAACCTGGACGAAGCCAGCACCTTCGAAGTTGTCGGTGTAAAGATCCTTCCCTTCGTTCCACCATCCATCTTCGCGTTCGTATTCCGGTAGGGTGATGCCCATCTCGCGCTGGTAGTAATCGCGCACCAGTGAATAGCAGTCGAGCACCCCGTGCCTGAACGGACGCCCAATCAATGGCGCCTGATAGCCACTCGGCTCATGTATCAGATGGCTGACCGGCTCACCCTCACGAACTTCGACGATCAGCCATGGCAACCCGGTGCCTTCCATCGATACCCGATCTGCATGGCTGAGCCGCGCTGACTGTCCGGGATGGCTGTGGACGATGGCGATGATCTCGCCGTGGTCTTCAGCCAGCGCCCATGATTCAGCGCTGATCTTGAAATCGTCTTCCGGCTTCTCGGCGGAGTTTGGGGTCGGGACATATTTGTTCGCCCTACCGGAGCGAATGATTAATCCGCAACACTCTTGGGGAGATGAAGCCCTGGCGTGGTCATAGATCGCTTTGACGGTGTCTTTCGAAAGCCTCATCCAGCACCTCAGTACCCTGCGCTCGGGTATGAGCCGTAGCGGAGCGGGTTGTTCGCGCCAAAGCGCAGCTTGCAGCCAAGCAGCGTGCCGGAGCACATGTCCTTGGCAGGGTCGTCAGTCGGAACGTCCTTGTCGGTAAAATAGGCCGAGCCGGTGTAGCCGCAGTAGGCGCCCCGGTACCCGCCGATCACCAACCACTGACAGCAGTTGGCAACAACCTGTCGCCCTGGCAGCTTGCGATCGGTCGCAATCAGCGGAGACTTGAGAATGAACGTCGCGTTCGAAGCGTCCGCCGCCTGCTTCTGGTCGATGGTGTAGACGTCATCCGTGAAATGCTCGTCCGGATTCGCCTCAGGGTTTCCCCCCGGGAAGTTGACGGCATCGAGGTAGCGACCCAGCGTCCGGTGGCGAACAACCTTCGCGTCGACCAGATCCTGATACGTCGCACACAGGGCGGTGATGAATCCGGTGACGTTGCCCACGGCCAGCGTTGGGTTGCCCTGCTGCCCTTCTCCCGTCATCCCCATGCCGTCGACCTTGATCGGCCAAGGCGAGTACTTAACGCCCTGCCAAGTGATCCCGCCGAGCTTGGTGTAGCCGTGGAAGTAGTAGATGTCGCCTGCGATGGCGCTCAGGTCCAGCTCAAACAGTTCAACGTACTGACCGACCTCAAGCTTCTGGACGTCTTCGTAAATGCTCTCGGCCATCAGGTCACCTGGTATGTCTGTTCGAACGTGGCAGTGAGCGACCACACCTTGCCGCCCAGATCCGTCGGGGCAAAGGTGTCACATGTGAAGTAAAGGGGGCCGTCGAACGGCGCAGCCCAGATGAAGGACTTGTATCCCTTCTGAGCGCGAAGGAACGCCAGAATTGCGGCGATCCGTTCCTTATCGCCGGTGAACGTCAAGTTCCAGGACTGGGTTTCGTTGTTGATCCCGTCCGCCGCGCGCTGCTTGTAGCCCTGCCCGAACTGGGCGGAACGAATGCGCTCCGTGAACGTGCCCGGCGCCGACTTATCAGGGCGCCAGGTGAATGTGTCAGCCATTACGCCCTCCCATTGATGGCTTTGCGGATATTCCCTTGCGGGCCCAGAGACTTCGCTTCCAATTGCTTGTAACGAGCCTCGACGAAGCGTCCAATCTCAGCGCCGAACTGCTCCATGCCAGAGGTGTTGCTACTCACCTGAGAGTTTCCGTCGCCGCTGATTTGGATCGTGACCGCAATCGGGGAAGACCCGCCGACACCAGCAGAAACCGAGGCCGCACCAGAGCCAAGCGGCGTAACGCTGCCACCGTCCGCCCCCGTTATCAGGTAGGATTTTCCGCCCTGATTGAATAGCTCAGGACCCACTTCGTTGACCTGGTACAGCGAGTTCGGAGCGACATCGCCACCGGTTGCGCGACCACCGCCATAGGTGAGACCAGAGGACGAGGACCCAAGGCTGTAGTCAAAACCCGAACTTGCGCCGGAACCTGCGGATGAGCCTCCAGAGTAAGACCCTGCGGCTGTTGCGCCGATACCGAACAGCGTGCTGAGGATTCCCGAGGTAGCCTGACGCGTGGCGATGCGAGCCAGATCAGAGATGACCGACTTGGTGAAGTCACTGAACGACAGCTTGCCGGTGATAGCGAAGTTCGCTACTGCATCCTCCATGTTGGCAAAGGCATTGGTGAACAGCGTTTTGGTTTGCCCGGCCACATCCTTGGCGCTGTCGAGGTAGTTTTCCCAAGCGAAGGTTGCTCCATTGGTCCAGTCGCCCTGAGCGGTCTGCACGTCCGCGTAGTTCTGCCGGATCTGGTCAGTCGCCTTTTTGTTGGCATCGGCCAGAGCCTGGGACTTCTTGGCGAACTCCTCTTCGGACATGTTGCGCGACGGATCAGACTTCTGATTCGCCAGGTCCAGCGACTGCTGAGCAAAACGGTCCTGCTGGCTGTTCAGCTCCGCGTTGAGCGCGTTCTGACGATCACCCCGACCAACGCCCAGGACGGCGCGCTGCCCGGCCAACTCCAACGCCTTTTGCTGCTGATCCAGCGCCTGCACGTACTGCGCGATAGAGCGAGTCTGTTTGTCGATCCGGCCTTTTTCGTTGTTGGCCAGCACCTCCAGTTGACTGTCAGCGTCCTTCTGCGCCTTGAGCATGCTGGCCCGGGCGTCTGCGATCTTCTGATCCAGCTGGATGCGCTGTTGCCCGGTGGTCGACGACTTGTCGCGAACGGCCTGTAGGGCAGCGATCTCAGCCTCATAGGCCGCCGTGACGTCGCCCTTCTCCTGCTCGACGATCGCAACGCGTTGGCTGCTGTACGACTCAGCCGACACCAGCCCGGCTTTCTGCGCCGAATCCAGCTCTTTCTCGAGGTTCTGGTAGTAGCCGGTGATCGATTTGAGGTTGTTCTGGGGGTCGTTGAACCCGGTCAGATTCAGCTGGTTGGCCGGGCCCTTTGCATCCTTGTTTTTGGTGTTGATGCCTGAGAGAAGCTTGTCGTAAGCGCCCCCAGAGAAAGCTTTCCCGTCGAAGTCCACTCCAGAAAGAAGCGGAGACTTTTGGCCGGTCTTCGCAGCGTCCTGATATAGCTGCGTGAACTGATCGTTGAGCTTCTTGATCGCGGATTCGCGCTTCGCGAGCGGGTTCACGTTATCAAGCTGACGATCCAGATCCCTCTGGACGGCGATCAACTCTTTGTTGGCAGCGTTTTCTTCGCCGGTGGCAGCAGCTACATCTTGGCTGGCCTTCTGCCGGGCCTTCAGGCTGGCAAGTTTCTTTTCCAGCGCCGCAGTTGAATCGTCGTTCCCGCCGTCATCCAGCCCGAGCAGGCTGTTGAGGCTGCTCAGGCCGTTCGAGATCGCGCCGGTTACGCCACCTGCCTTGCGCGTATCGAGGACGCGTTGGACGATCTCGATCTGCTTGGCCAGATCAGGAAACACTTCAGACTTCACCGCCGCGTATGCTCGGGTGATGCTGTTTTTGATGTCGTCCCAACCAAGCTCAATGTCAGAGAGCGAGGCACGGTATTGCTTCAGCCGCTCCTGAGCATTCTGGTTGAGGTCTTCACTGAGCGCGTCCAAGGCCTTTTGAGCGTCGCCGTTATCCTCAATGGCTTTGATCGCCAGGTACTGGTCTGATGTGATCAAACCGTACTGCTCGCTGATTTTCGCAGCGGCTTCAGATGCAGACGAGCCAAGACCAGCAAGAGAAGTCGCGACTTCGTCAGCACCCTTGCCAGTCAGTGTCGAGATTGCGGCTGCGGCCTCTGTCAGGCTCAGCAGTTGACTCTGCGTCACCTTCCCGCTGCTGGCCAGAGCAAGCGCAGCGTCCTTCGCTCCGGCGAAGTTATGGGTGATGTCTCCAGCCTGCTTGGCGATCTGCTGCAGCTGCTCCGATGAAACTCCAGCGATGTTGCCACCAGCGAAAATCGCTTTATTGAACGCTGAAGACTCTCTCTCAGCATCGATAAATGCGTAAGCGACCGATCCAAGCACAGCAACCAGAGCTGTGGCCGGCAGAAGCATTTTGCCAAGCTGGATGGCGGAGGCTCCTGCACCCGCACCGATCTGAGCGATTGCGCGAGCACCGCTGTTGAAGTCACCGGTCGATATCGCGTTGAAAAGCTGACTGACGTTTTCCTGGGCTTGTCGGGTTCCAAGATTCAGCTTGTCGAAGGCTGATCCGTTACCGTTTAGCGTTTGGATCTTGGCATTGACCTTCCCAACTTCTGCTGTGTACTGCTCAAGGTCGATCTTTCCTGCCTTGAATCCTGCGCTGAGCGTCTTGAGATCGTCATTCAGATCAGCCTGCGCCTTCCTGGCCGGGTTGAGCTTGTTGAGGAGCTTATCCAGCCCCTCGGCCTGAACACCCGTGGCCGCCGCTGCATCCTTGGCTGCCTTGGCGCTGTTCTGCGTCGTGCCGACCAGCGCATCGGACTCGGCCTGCATGCGCTTCTGCAACGCGAGCAGGCTTGCCGTGGAATCGCGGCTAACATCCATCGCGCTGGCAGTGCTGGTCACGCTGGTAGTCAGACGTTGGTAATACTCGCTGTTTTTCAGCGACGTTTGCGCAGTTTCCAGTAGGCGCGCTTTCGCATCCTCGGTTGCCTGTGCGGCGCGGGCCTCGGCCTGCGCCAGTTTGTCAGCCGCATCGGCGGTCTTCTTGAAGCCGGTGGTGACGCCTTCCGCGGCTTTCTCCGCCTTGGTGCCTGCCTCCGTGAGTTTATCCAGATCGGTAGCGGCCTGGACCGCATCGCCCGAATCAACCGCCAGCCCAAGTTCCGCGATTGTGCCCGACATGAGTGCTCCGCTATTTCGATTCGCTCATGATGAGCAACGCCTCGGCCTCCATTACCCGTAGGTCGTGGAACACCTGTTTTTTTCGTTTCTTGGGAATATCAACAAGAGACATGACGGCAGGAACGACGGCATAGTCCAGGCCAGTAACCCCAGCCACGCCCGTGCGCCACTGAGTACCCATGGCCTCCATGACGACGAACGCGGGCCAGTTGTCAGGAAGAACCTCGATAACGTCGTCGAAGTCAGCAGCGGTGACGCCAAATAGCGCCATCTGATCTTGCGGCATCGCAGGCTGGTGCAGCGCCTGCGATACCTCCTTCAGTTTCCCAGGCGAGCCACAGCAAAAGCGTTCTGATATGCCTTGACGATTGCATCAGCCGCGCCGGCCGAGGTGTTGACCAGAGCACGGATGGTCTCCGGCGACAGCTTGTCATCGAAGCCCCAGCCCACGACCAGTTCGCTAACTTGCTTTACCTGGCGGTCGATGTCAGCCAGGGTCACATCCACGATGGTGATGTCATCACCAAGATCCTTCAGCCGGTCCTGGTCAGCCTTGGCCGCCTTGTTCCAGCTCGCGAACAATTCCGCGAGTTCCTCACGGTCGCGGTACTTGAACTCGAACGGAACAGCCTGCACCCTCCCTCCAACGCGTGGGATGTCCACGTCAGCCTTGAAGGTCGGGTTTTGGGCAATCTTGAACTTCGCCATGGATTACGCCCCGCCCGCTGCGGTGGTGTAACGGGTCGGCTCGGCCTGCAGCGCCAGGTTCACCGTGCGGGCCATCACGTTGTTGCGAGTGATGGTTGGCTGTTTGGAGAACGAGGTGTAGGTGCCGTAGAAGATAGTGTCGTTGCCGGGCAGGTTCATGCGAGCAGCTTCAATCTGCTTCTTAGCGTCAGCCTTCGACAGCACCGCATTGTGCGGGAGCGCAGGGTCGTCAGCGATGGTCAGCGCCATGCTCGAAGCAGCCTTGTCGGTCGGGATCTGCCGGCCCTGATCGTCTTCCAGAAAGACGACGTCCGTGTAGTTCTGGTCGCCACCGGAGTACGCCACGTCCACAATTTGTGGAACCGCCACCCAGGTGAGCACCTTCTTCAGGGTGCCCACGCCGCTGCCGGCCGGGAAGAGTTGCAGGTCGGTGGTGTCGATGGCTTCCAGGGTGATCGCGGTCGCGGTTGCGGCCTTGACGCGCACCACGCGGTTGTTGAGACGGGACCATGCCGACGTGACCAGAACGATGTCACCAGCTGCGAGCGTGGCCCCTGTCACCTTGGCAACCGCCTCGGTTGCGTTGGACAGTTCCGTGAACGGCAGGACGGTGTCGTAGGTCGCCGCATGTTGAATTGTTGCGCCGTTTGGCAATTTGTAGCCCATGGGGTTGTTTCCTCTTCGCAGAAATGAAAAACCCCGCACTTGGCGGGGTTCAGGTTTTGCCCAATGGGCGGGTTATGCGCGGTCGGCCCGGTATTGAAACGATGCCGGGACGGTGAGAGTTGTGTCATCGACAATGGCTGGCCCGGGCTCAACAGGCGTCAGCACCATCACTTCGAAGTCGCCCTGCTGCAGTCGCAGGTACGTGGGAAATAGGTCGTCAAGGTCGTCGATCAAGCCTTCAGCATCGCCTGTGCCATTACCAGCCGGTGTCACGACACTGATCTGGAGCACGCCGGTATATACCCGGTCTGTGCCCTCGAGCGTCTGGGTGTCGGTGCCCGCGGGCAACGTGAAGGTGCGTAGATAAGTTTCGCCGTCACTGGGCTCAAATGCCACGCCCTGATAGGCGATTCGCAAGCCGCGTGGCGCGGCCCAGGCTGCAAGCCGCTGCTCGTAGATGCGGCGAATAATCTGATGGCTCATACCTGGTTGTTCCTAATGGCCTCCAGCACGATCTGCTGAAAGCGTGCGACTGTGATGCGGACCATGCCGCCGGGGGCCTGCTGGGAGTGACCGAACTCAAGCGGGATGGCATATGGCAGTGAGTTGGTGATGTACGCCGTGTCGCCCGCCTTAAACTCGATCGCTCCGTCGACGATCCGCGCGGTGGACTTGCGCCCGCTCGGGTCGACCTCGTCGGTAGTGGTGTTGTCCGGCGAGCCGATGCTGAACATCCAGTTGCCACGAAAGCGCCCGCCGACATAGTCCTTGCCGGAAACCAGACCGTTCACGTTGAAGTTCTGCACCCGCTCTGCCTTGGTCAGCGGCTTGGCGTACTTCACGCCGCGCTTCAGGTTGCCGTTGCGGGTGAAGTTGCCGGGCGTCAGAGAGGTGATGACGTTGCGCACTTCGACATGCGCGTCGTAGGCATCAGCCTCGGCCTTGTTCTTTGCCCGATGCGCGACGTTGGCAGCCCAGTTCTCCGGGTTGCCCACCGGCGACATGCGAATCACGCTACTGCCCAGCTCGATGACTATCTCGCGCAATGTCGCGTCGATCGCCAGCTGCGCCTGATCGGCAAAAGACTGGATCTGAGCAGCGAAGCCGCCGCTCAGTCCTGAATATTTGGAAGCCATTTCACTTCCTCAGTTGAACCGTCCAGGTGGCGCCAGCTGGATCTTGACTCACGTTCAGCACCCGCTTCGCCGCGATGATGTCGCCGATCTTTGGCTCGGCTGGTGTCGTCGTAGGCAAGCCAGCAGCAGAGATGAACAGTTCGTTCTGGAGGATCAGCAGCTTCTCGTCGGTGGTCTGAATCAGCGAGCCATCGATCTCCTTGGCGAGATAGCTGCCGAAGGTCCCACGCCCGGTGTAGGTAATGGTTCCACCAGTGGTAGTGCCCGTAGACGGGTCATAGACCGGGGTCGACTTTCGCGAGCCTTCCACGGGCTTCACCGCGTCGGCCAAGCCGTCCGGATCGTCAAACGCTTCGGCCAGTTCGGCCTGAATCTCTTCGCGCATTCCCATGGCTACACCCGTTTGAGCATGATCGTGCCCGAGCGCTTGACCCACGGCGCCAATAGCGCGAGGGCGAAGTTCTCGCCGGCGGAAAGGTCAGTCGAGCCTTCCGCGTAGGTCTTGCTGACGGAAGTGCCCGACTGAGCCGATACCGTCTTGCTCAGCACTTCCTTCTGGGTCGTTTTGTACAAGTTGCCCGCCGCCGCTTCCTTCGCAACCTGAGCGCCTGCAAGCTTGATGGCGTCAGGGGTCGGATCGGCAACGGGTCTATTAATCTTGGCAGTGAGCCAGGCATTCGCCATCGCCACAGCAAGGACCGCATCACCGGTGCCCGCCCAGCCAGGACCCAACTGAGCATCGACATCGGCCACGGTGATGAAGTCGGTCATGTGCTTGTCCTTATTCCGCTGGCACCAGGGCCTGCAGGTCTTCTTTTTTGGCCGAGGCGTCGAACGTGATGTTTTTCGCGGTCAGCCAGGCCTTGAGCTCGTCGACCTTCATTTTCAGCGGGTCGGTTTCAGTGTTGGTGTCAGCCTTCGGCTTCTGAGCGGCAATCGCTGCTTCGATCTCTTCGGCAGTGCTGCGCGAGGCGTAGCCAGTCGGTGGGTAGCTGCCTGCCTGATAGCCGGCGTCAACATACTCGGCAACGGTCGGGCCGTCAGTACGCAGTCCGTTTTCGTCGGCGCCGGTGACCTTGATGCCTGCTCGCTTGTAGGCCTCGATGATGTTGGGGTTGTCGCCCTGCACGAAAACATCGGTCGCAGCGCTGATCACCCCGAAGAACTCACTGAGCAGTCGATAGCACACACCGGGCTCATTGCCCGGTTTGTCGGTGTAGATCACTTTCATGATTCGCTCCCTTGCAACGGAGCGCCCGAAGACGCCCCGTCGCAGTTGGATTACGGGGTGGTGGTACCGCTGATCACGGCGGCGAACGGAACCTGCTTGCGATCGAACACGCGCTCCCAGTTCGCAGCAGCAGCGTACTGAGTGGCGGTCGGGCTGAGGTTCTGGTTGTTGCTGCCTTTCCAGCTGAAACCGGCAGGCTGCAGGATGAACGTCTTACGCTCCCACAGGACTTCAGCACCGCCACCGTTACCGCCGCCTGGCTTGCGCTCCAGTTCGACCGGAACGGCTGGGGTGCCTTCGCCGTAGCCGAACGCGCCCTGGCCGAAGAACACCGACAGGTAGCGGCCGGCGCCGTAGACGAGGCTGTCGTCCATGAACACCGGTTTGCCCAGGTAGGTGGCCAGGATGATGCGGCCGTCAGAATCACGCAGGTACTCGATGAGGTCCTGCTTGACCATCTGGTTCATCACCACGGAGTGCACGCCGATCGCGGAGAACACGTCAGCAGCATCGCCGGAGGTGAAAGCGGCATCCTGAAAGGCGCCGGCGCTGATGGTTGCGCCAGCGTCCACCACCATGTCACCAGCATCGTTAGCGATGTTCGAGGCAATCACGCCACGGGCCGCGCCGAGCAGGTAACGCTGCCAGCGGCGAGTCCAGTAGGTGCCGAAGCGGTTGCGGATATGCTGCATCGGCTCGGTGTTGGCCAGCTCGGACGTCAGGTCAGCAACGCCATAGCCTTTGTTGAGGTAGAGCGTACGGGCGCGCATGGTGCCCTGCTCAGCCTTGCCGACTTCGCCCAGGTCGTCCGGGTTGTCGTTCGAGATGTTCGGCTCTTCGTCAGCGTCCAGATCCTGCCAGTAGCTGATTTCCGAGGTGCCTTGGCCGTTCTGCGCGATGGCGTCCAGTTCAGGCGATTTGACGATGATCCCTGAGTCAAAGACCGCGGTCTTTTCAGGGGAGTTGACCGGCGCGATAGTGCCGTAATAGTCGGCGACAAAGATGTCCGCCAGTTGGGTCGTTGCCATGGATTAGGTTCCTTTGGTGGCCAAGAGTTTTTTGAACGCATCGGGGTTGTCGCGGGCCAGAGCAGCGCGCTCGGATTCCGTGTATTCACCCCATTTCTTCGTGGCCTTGCCACCGTTGTCCCCGGTCTGACCGGCACCCTGAGCCCTTGGCCAAAGGTGTGTTGCTGATTCACGCAGCGATTCCGCCCATTCGAGCGGGGACAGAGGCGTCTTGCCGTCCTTGCCGTAGATGACCTCGCCATCGCGGTCAGTGGCGATCGCCTC